CAGAGGGTTTTCTTTTGTGAAGGAGGTGCAGCAGACAGTGGACATTACAGGTAAACTAGGACAGCAGATTGGGTACATCCTGACCCCAGCCCATAATTCATTGTTGGCTGATTACATCTCTCATAGAGGGGGAGACTTCTATCGGTGGTATGTGGATTGGAGAATGCTGGATGTTCTGATCGAGCGGTGCGAGAGAGCAGGTGATTATCACACTGCTGAACAGCTGCGTATAGCGGCAAAGGACCGAGCAATTACCAAACAATTTAGAAACATTTCTAATATGGAGGGTAATCTCGAGCACTATCTAGAGGAGAGTGTGCCAAACTTTACTTGGAGTCTTAGCTTTGAGGCGGCTTTCGAAGTTATTGACGAATTGATTGGTGTGGCACATCGGTCACTCTCCCCGAAACTATTAAATCAGGGCACTGATTTACGAGATATTTTCTCGAATTTGCAAGCGAGTGCGGGCGTTATCGCACCGGGCCGTAAGAAATTTCAGGTTCTACCTGAGACTTTGTCTGTGGCAATGAAGCTAAAAAAGATGATTGCTGAGGGGATTCCGTATCACGACATCTGGTTACCAGCGATTGAGTTCCATAGAGCTCAAATTAGCAATTTCCTGGACAAGGACCTTAATGTTGATTCGTCAAAGATCAAGTATAAGGACCGTTCCGTTTGGGGAGAAGACGCTGCCAGTGTTGCCATTCAGGGCCAGTATGCAAGAGTCTTAATTGATGCTTGCCGTTTAGCTTTTGTGCAGTATGCAGGTGGAAAGAGTTCCAAGTATCTTAGGAACTTCATTCGCTACTACTGCTACGGTAAGTACTGGGTAAGTACGGACATGAGTAAATATGACCAGTCTGTGCCTGCTTGGCTATTGTCAAAGGCATTCGAGCTCATCAGGCTTCGGTTCCCCGAGTCGTGTGAGGAAGAATTGAAGTGGATTGAATATGACTTTATCCACAAGAAAATTATTGGCTATGACGGAAAGTTGTGGTCAAAAGAGAAGGGTATTCCTTCTGGGAATTACTTTACTCAAATTGTTGGGAGTCTTTGTAATCTGCTGATGATTTGTACTTTCCTCGCTTCCAAGTGTGGAGGTTCGGTAGAAGAGCGTAAAGCTTACATTGCATGGGAGCTGCTTCCCAAGCATTGCGGTAAGGGCAGATATTTGACGGTCATTGCCATGGGCGATGACAACATCGTCTTCACCAGAAAACCGTTTCCTCTTTCCGAGTATGCGACGTACGCGAAGCGAAACTTCGGGATGACAATTAACGTGGAAAAGTCGTCTTCGGGTTGTGCTGAAGCACCAGAATTCCTCAAGCGTGAATGGACTGAATGGGGTGAGTGGCGTGAGCCGCTTGAATTCTTTATTCAGCTTACGCATCCTGAGAAGGAGCGTGGATATGAGAAGGAAGGGTATACGGAATGGCATATTCTGTATGGCTTATATCTCACCTATCAGCCTATGATGTCAAAGTATTTTACTGAGGCGGAACTTGTGGAACGTATGGCAAAATCTGGAGTGGGACTCGACTCACTGCTCACCCTAGGTCGGAGTAGTCGGCAACAAGTGCCTGGCTCTCTTCGTATGATGTCCGATGCTGACCGTCACTATCTCTATGAACGGGCACAGAGGAT